ATGGTGGAAAACATTATTTTTATATAGGGGCGGCTCATGCAAGTGTATCTACTTTAGCAACAAAATTTGTAATAGATACAAATTCTAGAATCTCACTAAGTAATAATGACTCTGGTACTGGTGGTTCAGATAGCACAAGTGGAAACACTTTATTGGGTTATGGTGCTGGTGCAAACATTGCTAGCGGTGGTCACGACAATACGTTTCTTGGACACGCTGCTGGAAATAGAAATACTTCAGGAGAGTATAATACTGCTATTGGAAATATTTCAGGTTTTTTTAATCAAACAGGTCACAGAAATACCTATTTAGGATATTATGCTGGGTATGGTGTAGATACGAAAAGTCATAGTGATAATACGGCAATAGGTTTTTCAGCTTTAAAATTAGTTCAAACTGGTACAGATAATGTGGCAATAGGTTCATATGCTGGTATAAATATGAACGCAGGCTCAAGCAATGTATTTATTGGAAAATCATCAGGAAATGCCTACGATAGCACTCAAGTAACAGCAATTGGTGCTGCAACGTGTGCTGCAATTAACAGTGCTAATGGAAATGGTACTACGGCTGTTGGGTACTACGCTTTGGGTCGACAAACAAGTGGACAACAGAATACCGCTGTGGGTTCATTTAATTCTGATGATATTACCACAGGCTCATATAATACTTCAGTTGGTAGGTCTACTCTTGCAAGTTTAACAACAGGAAGTAACAACATAGCTATTGGAAGAGCAACTTTTAACACTTCTGCTGATGATGAATCATACAATATTGCTATTGGTAATGGTGCATTAGGAAGTGCTAAACAAGATGGAACAGTAAGTGCTACTGATAGAGAAGTAAAACATAACATTGCAATCGGTCAAGATGCTTTAACAGGAGGAACTTTAGCTGGAGCAGATCACCTTGAATATAATATAGCAATAGGTTCTAATGCTCTTAACTCTACTGGAACAAATGACCACACTGGCACAATAGCTATTGGTTACAACTCCCTTACTGCACTTACATCTGGAGGCTCAAATACTTCCGTTGGATTTGGTTCTATGGATGCTCTTACAACTGGCTCTAACAATACAGGTTTGGGAGATAGGTCTTTAAGTGCAACTGATGATGGAGCAAATAATACTGCCGTTGGGGCTTTTGCAATGGAATCTGGAAATTGTGGAGATAATAATACTGCTGTAGGAGCTAATTCATTAAAAGCTTGTACTGGAAGTGATAATATAGCAATAGGAAAAGATACAATGGTAGTTCATACTACAGGGGGTAAGAATGTAGCTATTGGACACCAAGTTATGTATGACACAGATGCTGGAAGCACAAGTCTTGGTTCTTCTGAGAATGTCTTTATAGGTTATCAAGTTGCCTCTGGGGGATGGACAGATGCGGCTTGTAATCATAATGTTGGAATAGGTAATGATGTAATGAGAGGTGCGTTAGATGGAGCAACTCAAAATGTAGCGGTTGGAAGTGAGGCTTTAATGAGTCTTACCACAGGAGATGGAAATGTTGCTTTAGGATACAAGGCTCTTGAGGATGTTAATACTGGAGGCAGTAACATTGCTATTGGAAATGCTTCTGGTATATCATTAACAGGCGGTGATGATAATGTGGCAATTGGAACAAACTGTTTATATAATTCTACCAGCGTAAATAAAGCTATAATTATCGGAAAAAATGCTGGTAATGGGGTTTTGACAACTGATGCAGATGGAGTAATAGGCATTGGTTTTGAATCTTTATCAGCATTGACATCTGGAGCTAAAAACGTAGCATTAGGGTATCAATCAATGGCTTCTGCTACAGAAGGAGATAACAATATAGCTATTGGTTATCAAGCTTTAGATGCAGTAGCTGTTGGTGAAAGTGACAATATTGCTATTGGTTATGGAGCGATGGGTTCGATGGATGAGGGTACTGCTGGTGGAGATATAGACTACAATATAGCGATTGGAACAAACGCTTTAATAGGTGGTGATTTAGGCGGTAATAATAGACAAGTACAAAAGAATATAGCGATTGGACATAACGCTTTGGATGCAACATCTAATGGAGAAATAATAGGAGCAGTTGCTATAGGTCATAACGCTTTAAGTGCGTCTCAAGCTGTAATCGGTACTGCATTAGGTTACTTAGCCCTTGAAGATATGACGTCAGGAGTTGGTAATACGGCTTTGGGATATAGAGCCTGTGAGCAAATGACCACAGGGGATAATAACGTTGCTGTTGGTCATCAAGCTATGAATACTCATAAAGGTTCTTACAACGTTGCGATTGGTTATCAAGCGATGGACGATACAGACGCTGGTGGTAATGCTGAAACAGGGCAACATAATGTATTCATTGGAACACACGCAGGTGGTGGAACTTGGGGAAATACAGGAACATCAAATTATAATATAGGTATTGGAAGCAATACGTTAGATGATGCTCTTGACGATGCAGATGGTAATTTAGCTATTGGACACCAAGCGGCAACTTCTGTTACAAGTGGTATCCATAATTTATGTCTTGGTTATCAGTCAGGCGGGTCAAATCTTACTGCAAACACAGGGAATGTTTTTATAGGAACAGGTGCAGGAAGTTCTGGAACTAGTATAAATGATTCTATTGTATTAAAAGCTGGTACGGATGGATTAAACGATGGTGGCGCTGAAACTATTAGAATTGGAGTTGATTCAGATTTTGTAACTTTAGATTTTGGTGGAGGTGGAGAAACATGGTCGCATACTTCAGATGAAAGAATTAAAAAAGAAATTAATGATACCAATATAGGATTGGATTTTATAAATGATTTAAGACCAGTTACTTTTAAAAGAAAAGCACCGAGTGAATATCCAAAATCATTTGATACTTATAACGAAACAAAAACAGAAAGAAACAATCCAGATAAAATTAATTATGGCTTTATTGCACAAGAAGTAAAAGAATCTATGGATAAAGTTAATCATTCGAATTTTACTGCTTGGATTGAAAGAGAAGATGGTTGCCAAGAACTTGGAGAAACAATGTTAATTGTACCATTAGTAAAAGCAATACAAGAGTTAACTGCAAAAGTAGAAGATTTAGAATCAAAACTTAAATAACACAAGGAGTCAATAATGGCAAAAAAAGAAAAAGAAAAGCCAGTTATTAATCTTGATGGTAAAGAGTATATCATTGAGGATTTAACTGACGAACAGAAAATAATGGTACATCATATAAAAGACATACAAAACAAACAAGCATCTAATGGTTTTATTGCAGATCAATTAAAAGTTGGTCACGATGGATTTGTTAATATGTTAAAACAATCATTAGAATCTGAAGAGGTTAAAGAAGACTAATGCTTATAAGGAAAAGTTCTCAGGGTCACGATTTGAAGTTGTATAGGAATACAACTCCTAATGCAGTTAGGACAAGGAAGTATCCAGATGGTACATCAGAGACCCTGACTTATCCTGCTAGTAAAACATATTTTCTTGTATTCAATGGTGAAGTAATACAACGTAGCGATAATTGGAATACGATTGAGCAGGCGTATGTAGATAAATGTGATGATGAACATGGCGGAGGAAAAGGAAGAATGATAGTTGGAAAACATAAAATAGTAAACAATATAATAACAGAATTATGAAAAACCCTTTAACAAAGTTAGTGTCATGGCAGTACCGCACAGGTCAACTAGATGGATGGACTTCGTATCACTTAGCCGCTGGTGCATTTTTTTGTAAGATATTTCAATGGCTGGGTTGGACAGATTTTTGGTGCGTAATGGGAGTGTTTATTATAGGTGTGCTATGGGAAATTTTTGAATGGATTGTAGAAGATTACAAGCCGTACAGCACAAAAGAAAGATGGGCGTATAATACTGCGGCTGATTTAATTGTAGAAACAGGTATTGCATGGTGGATGGTGTTATGAATAAAAAGATTAAAAAATATAAAAATGGAGACTTTAAAGTTGTTTACACAAAACCGACTACGTCTTACAATATTTCTGTTCGCTACCTTTATATTGATTAGTATTGCAGGATGCGAAGGCTGGTCTATCATGGGGTAT